CACTAGAGCAGATGGAACAGTAAAAACAATAATACCTCCAAGTAAATTTACTATTAAAGGAGAGGTAACATATGAATAATGAATTAAAGGGTGTTCTTGAGGATAATAGCTTTAATGTAATAGTTCAAATAACGGAAACTGGTCCTAGAGGACCACAAGGGCCTAAAGGCGATAAAGGGGATAAAGGAGACCAAGGAGAGCAAGGTCCTCCTGGNAAAAGCTTAGAATTTCACTGGAACGGTACCCGGCTAGGTGTAAGAGTAGAAGGAGAAAGCGAATACCAATACGTTGACTTAAAGGGTCCACAGGGTGAAAGAGGTCCACAAGGAGAGCAAGGTCCTCCTGGGAAAAGCTTAGAATTTCATTGGAACGGAACACAGTTGGGCGTTCGGGTTGAGGGACAAACTCAATATCAATATGTAGACTTGAAAGGGTCTCAAGGCGAAAGAGGTCCAAGAGGATTCAGCCTAGAATATGAATGGCAAGGTACACAGTTAGGGATAAAGCGTGAGGACGAAAATAACTACCAATATGTCGACCTTAGAGGGCCAAAAGGAGATAAGGGAGATAAGGGGAACGATGGATATACACCACAAAAGGGTGTTGACTACTACACGGATGCTGACAAAGCCGAGATGGTTTCCGCTGTGCTGGCTGCACTGCCTGTCTATGAGGGCGAGGTGGAATACGTATGAGTTACAGGTTTGAAGTCGAAAGCGGCAAAACTGTAAAATTCCCTGTTGGTGGCAAATACTGCGACAGGGATATTGTTGTAACTGCAACGGGCGGCGGTTCTTTTGTTGAGTCTGATGTTAATTTTTATGACTACGACGGCACATTGGTTGCGTCTTATACACTCAATGAGGCGCATAATCTTACTACTCTGCCAACGCCACCCGCCCACGACGGACTAACATTTCAGGGTTGGAATTATACGCTTGACGAAATTAAAGCAGCAACGCGAAGCATAAACGTCGGTGCTACTTATATAACTACTGACGGGAAAACGCATTTACATATAAGGCTTACTCCGGTTTCTGGCTTATCTGTAACTTTGTATTTGAATAAATCTGATAATTCTACTTTGACCGTTGATTGGGGCGACGGTACGACATCTACTTTCACAAACAGCGGCAATTTTAACACAGAAGCGCATCAGTATCCTTCGGCTGGAGACTACACTATTAAACTGTGGATTTCGTCTGGTAGTGGGACGTTTGGGTTTGGACATGAGTCGTCATCTGCCTACTTGCTGGGAAACTCGACTGTACAAAAAACATTAATATCTTCGTTTGTGGGGAATAATGTTGCAAGCATTAGCAATTATGCGTTCTACAATTGCTACTCGCTAACATCAATAACTATACCTGATAGTGTTACGAGCATTGGTAGTAATGCGTTCCAATATTGCGGCTCACTAACATCAATAACTATACCTGATGGTGTTACGAGCATTGGTAGTAGTGCGTTCTACGGTTGCTACTCGCTAACATCAATAACTATACCTGATGGTGTTACGAGCATTGGTAGTAATGCGTTCCANTATTGCTACTCACTAACATCAATAACTATACCTGATGGTGTTACGAGCATTGGTAGTAATGCGTTCTACGGTTGCTACTCACTAACATCAATAACTATACCTGATGGTGTTACGAGCATTGGTAGTAATGCGTTCCAATATTGCTACTCACTAACATCAATAACTATACCTGATAGTGTTACGAGCATTGGTAGTAATGCGTTCCAATATTGCTACTCACTAACATCAATAACTATTCCTGATAGTGTTACGAGCATTGGTGATTATGCGTTCAACAATTGCTACTCGATAAAACAATATATAATAGAGCGGTCAGTTCCCCCAACATTATCTAACTCTAATGCTTTTAACAACATTATGCCTTGCTGTTATATCTATGTCCCCGCCGCATCATTAAACGCATATAAAACGGCTACAAACTGGTCTGTATATGCAAATTACATGGTGGGCATGTAAGGAGGTCTGCAGGATGCCAGGGGCAGAAATAGCACAATACGGAGTAGCAATTTTCGCCATAGCAATGCTTGGCTACGTATTCGTAAAGATTATCGGCACTCCTAAGCCTGATAATAGCAAGGAATTGGTTGCTGTGATTGAAAACAATACAAAGGCGTTGCGAGAGTTGATGGCTGTATTGCACCAAATTGAAGTGCAGATGGCAAGGCAAGAAACCAAGATAGACGAGCTACTGGCAAGGACGAGAGATGAGAAAGATGACTGAGCGTTTTTCTAAGAAAGTAGTGCGATGGGTGATACTGCTTAACACCTTATTTGTAATAGCAGTACTGCTTATTTATTGGCATACTGGCTCAGAACCTGCAGCACTTATAACTAGCTGGTTTGCTTTTACCACTGGTGAGTTGTGGGCATTGGCAGGAATAAAGAAAGAAGAAACCCGGCACGGTGGAGGTGATAACGACGATAAATAAGTATAGCACGGTAAATAAGTGGGCGGGTAGGAGGTTTTACGGTAAAGAGTGGGTGCCTGATGCAATAGTGATACACATCGCAGAAGGAACATATAACGGAACAATCGCATGGATGCAAAACCCTAAATCCAGAGTGTCAAGCCACTTTATCGTCGGGCAGGATGGCAGAATTGCACAAATGGTGGATCTCAGAGACACGGCTTGGTGTAATGGAACAAGCACGAACACAGCGGATAGCACTTATTATGGCTATGCGACAGCGAGGCTGGTAAAAGAGCGGAAAACAAATGCGAATTACTTTACGATAAGCATAGAAAATGAAGGGTTCTATTCAAAGACACGAGGCGAGCTTACACCAGCGCAATTAGCCGCTGAGATTGAACTGATAGCTTTTATAATAGCAGAGGTTAAACGCATTTGGGGTGTTCAAATACCCGTGGACCGCGAACACATTATTGGGCACTATGAAGTAACTCCAAAAACAAAACCGCATTGCCCGGGCGAGCGGTTTCAATGGGACGCGGTTATATCTGGTGTTAAAAAGAAATTGGGAGGCGATAAAGTGTTTAATGATGTACCTAGCACGCACTGGGCGTATCAATACATTAAAAAGCTAAAAGAACTTGGCATTATATCAGGCGACGGGGCTGGCAACTTTAATCCCGACAAGCCCGCTACCAAGGCCGAAGTGGCTACAATGCTGGCAAAGTTGTATGATGTATTAAAAGGAGGTAAGTAATATGCATGATTTGTTGTTACAGTTGCTTTATGACATAATAGCTATTCTTGTCCCGATACTCGTCGGCTATGCGATAGCGTGGCTACAGAAGAGGATAGGGACAGAGAAAATGGAAGCGGTAGTGCGAGAGTTAGCGACTAAACGTGAGCTGGCACGAGTTGCCGTGTTGTTTGTCCAGCAGGCATACAAGGATTTGGGCGGAGCTCAGAAATACGACAAAGCGGCAGAGTGGCTATCTGATGCGGCAGCCAAGATAGGTATACAATTGTCCAAAGAAGAGATTAAGGGACTTATTGAAGCAGCACTTAAAGAGTTAAAAGCAGAACTAGGCGAAGCGTGGGATGGTTTTGTGCTATAATATATATATGAAATTGTATAGAAGAAAAACAGGCACGAGAATCGGAGATGCTTGAATTAAACAAAATCTACAACATGGATTGCCTTGAAGGAATGAAGTTAATTGACGATAAAAGTATTGATATGATATTGTGTGATTTACCATATGGAACAACTAAATGTAAATGGGATATAGTGATACCATTTGAACCGCTTTGGGAACAATATGAAAGAATTATTAAAGATAATGGTGCAATTGTGCTATTCGGTAGCCAACCTTTTACAAGTGCATTAGTTATGAGTAATCTTAAATTGTTTAAATATGAATGGATATGGCAAAAAACACTTGCCACTAACTTTATGTTAGTAAAAAAACAACCAGCAAAAAAACACGAAAATATATTGGTATTTTATAAAAAACAGCCTACTTATAATCCACAAATGGAAATAGGAAAACCATATAAAGATAAACCTAGAAAAAGAACTGTTGGAATACATGGCAATGCCGAAACAATAAAAAAAGCAATTAACAATGAAGGAACACGTTACCCTTCATCAGTTCAATTGTTTAGTAATGGAAATAATAGGAATGTACATCCTACTCAAAAACCTGTCGAACTATGTGAATATTTAATAAAAACATATACCAATGAAAACGAATTAGTTTTGGACAATTGTATAGGGAGTGGTACGACAGCAATAGCTTGTATCAATACAAATCGTAATTATATAGGTTTTGAATTGGATAAAGAATACTATGAAATTGCAAAAAACAGGATAAACAAGCATATTATAGATAATAATTTGCAGGACAGATATGCCGTGCTGTAATTTTAGCGTTAGGGAGTGTTGCGTATGAATGATGAAGTTAAAACACAGACTGTTGAAGAGAAGAAAGAGATCATGAAAAAACAAGGTGCACATGATTATGTTTATTGTCCAGAGTGCGGCGCAAAAGTGATTCACGAAAGCGGCTGTGTGGTGTGCCCGAGTTGTGGGTGGGGTATGTGTGGATAAACCAGCCCTATTTTTAATGTATAGCGTGTTATACTATGAGTGTGAAGGAATTATTAAAAATTACGTCAAAATGCAAACTACGGCAAAAGTGGGTATGAAAATATCAGGGGTGCTTTAGGGTGAATTCTGAAGTTTATGCCGCAGTAAGAAACAGGGCAAATGGAAGGTGTGAATTGTGTGGCAAGTTGTCTAGCGATTTGGAATTGCATCATGTGGTTTCAGGCTATGGCAGAAGAAAAGCGCATGAAAGCGTAGAAACGTGTATAATGTTATGTGTGGAATGTCATCGTGCTGTGCATGATAATGCGAAGTTGAACAGAGCATTAAAATTGTTAGTTGAAGAACGCCTATACCGTGCGGGGTATAGTGAGAACGAAATAAGACAAATAATGGGGGGGAGGTTATTTTAATGACACAACCGCAAGTGCAGATGGTTGCAATAGATGAGCTAAAGCCACATTCGAAGAATCCGAGAAAGCATAGCGAAAAGGCAATTAAAAAGCTTGTTGCAAGTATCAGGGAATTTGGCTGGACTAATCCCATTCTTGTATCCGAGGACGGAGTGGTGCTGGCAGGACATGCTCGACTACTTCGCGTTGCGCTACGGGACGCTTGACGAATGCTACGAGTGTATCAATGTAGCACTGGAAGGTTTTAGGCAAGAAATGGACAATTTAATTCCTGGAGGCAGCTCATGGTAGCTTGTAGAAACAGACAAAAGCATTTATCTCACAAGCGAGTAAGAAAAATAAGGTGGAACCGTGTTGTCTTAGTGGTGGTGCTATTCGTTGCGTTGCCTATCGGTGTGTGCACATATATCAATTATCAAGCAGAGCGACCAGTTGCTTATTACTGCATAAACTCAATAACTCGCACACCGTTGCAGGTTATCCCTTTAAAACAAAATACTAGCGACATTACAAGGCTTGTTAACTCAAAACCGTTCCGAGGTGTAACTATCGAACCTATATACTACTTACTTAAACAAGCTGGTGTCGACCCCAAAATAGCTTTAAAAATAACGAATGCGTACACAAAATGCGGAAACGGAACTATACCACCGGAAGTTATCCTCGGCGTTATAAAGACAGAGAGCAATTTCAACCCTAACGACGTTTCATACGCTGGCGCGAAAGGTATCATGCAGCTGTTACCCGGGACGTTCAACATGTACGTAGAAAAATATCCAGAGCTCTTCAGTGAAGGCAACATTTTTAACGTGCAGGAGAACGTTTGTGCTGGGATTTTATATCTTCAGGACAGTTATCAGGCTTGGGCACAGCATACAGCAAACGCAACTGAAGCACTAGACTTAGCTATTGGCTCGTATTTAATGGGTGTGCAAGGGCTGAAAAACCTGAGCGACGATCCGCTACAGGCTATAAAAAGTGAACAGCATTTTGTTAGCGAGTATGTAGAAAGGGTTAAAGAAAATGCAAGGTTGTACGTTTCTAACGAAGAAACACTAGAATGAATATAGCTGAAATTATCTGCCGCGTCGGCAATTGCAGAAATATGGTATAATATGAATATATGGAGATTATAAAATGGAGATAAGGCGAGTAGCGGTTGAGAAAATTAATCCTGCAGAATACAACCCGAGAAAAGACTTAAAACCCGGGGATGATGAATACGAAAGGCTTAAGCTTAGTATTGACGAGTTCGGGTTGGTTGAGCTGGCTTTTATCAGTAATCCAGAAGAAGAAAAACTTTTGAAGGATTCCACGTTTCAACAGAAATGTGCTTTAGGAATTGCTAACGGGATATTAAGAACAGTAGGCAGAGAGCCGATAAAGGAGGTAAACAGCATGTTTAAGGATGTACCTGCAAATCATTGGGCGTACAAAGACATTGAGAAACTAGAGAAGTTGGGTATCGTTAAAGGAGATGACAAGGGCAATTTTAACCCTGATAAAGCTGTAACTAGAGCGGAAGTTGCCGCAATGCTTTCGAGGTTATACGATGCGATTAAAAACGGTAAATAGAGGCTGTAACGAGTGGATGCAATGACTGAGTTAATTTATAGAAAGTGTATCCATGATGGATGTAAACTATAATTATAATGTGGTAAACATGTTTTATGACATGATAGCTAATGAATACGATCATATGTATGATAAAGAAGAGTTCTTGAAAGAAGACTTAACACTTTCGGAACTCTTAACACCCATTATAGGCGATGGATCAGTTTTAGATATAGGATGTGGAACAGGGCACTTATTAGAATTATTACAAATAAATTCAGAAAGGTATTTAGGGATTGATCCTAGCGAAGAAATGATTGTTAACGCTAAAAAGAAATTCCCGAAGTATGAATTTAAGTGTGGGTCAGTGCTAGACATTAGCCAAAAATACGATACGGTTGTGGCAATATACGGGGTGGCATCATATATGAGTTTAGAAGAAATACTCAAAGCTGTTGAGTTAGCAAATAATCATTTCTTTTTGATGTTTTACAAAGATGGATACGTACCGCACTGCTATCGAGTTAAAGGGTGCGATCACTTAGTTAACTTTTGGAAGTCATATCCAGAGACGGTTGCTCCGATACTTCATGCAAAACGTATGCAGTTTACGAGTTATGAAGTGGTGACCAACGATGAAGATATATAAAAATACTAACGTGTTTGAGGAGGCCTTAAACCGTATAAGGTTTATTTTTGATGAGTTCCCAAACGTTATTGTTTCGGTTAGTGGAGGTAAAGACAGCACTGTTGTATTTAATCTATCGATGATGGTTGCTAAAGAAAAAGGAAGGTTACCGTTAAAGGTGGCATTCATAGATCAAGAAGCTGAATGGAAGGCTACAATCGACCAGATTAAGTTAATTATGTATAACAAGGATGTTGAACCGAGATGGTATCAGATACCGTTTCGTATATTCAATGCTACTTCAAAGACAGACCATTGGCTTAAGTGCTGGGATCCTGAGCATGAAGATGAATGGATGCGACCAAAAGACCCTATAGCAATAAAAGAAAACATTTACGGAACTGATAGATTTAAGGCGCTGTTTAGTGAAATCTTAAGAGTTGAATATCCTAATGAACCAGCAGCTTATATCGGAGGCGTTAGAACTGAAGAATCTCCACGAAGATTTATGGGATTGACGCAAGGAGTAACGTATAAGTGGGTTACTTGGGGCAAAATAAATGATAGAAAACGAAACCATTATACATTCTACCCGATATACGACTGGTCATATATAGATGTGTGGAAAGCGATACACGAAAACGGATGGTCTTATAACAAGATTTACGATTATCAATTCGCACACGGAGTACCTATACAAAACATGCGTGTATCTAACTTGCATCACGAAACCGCAGTTAATAGTTTATTCTATCTTCAAGAGGTTGAGCCTGATACGTATGAAAAACTAACGCAGCGCATTAAAGGTATTGATATGGCAGGTAAATTAGGTCAGAAAGATTATTTTGTTCATAAGCTTCCTTTCATGTTTACATCATGGAAGGAGTATCGAGACTATTTACTTGAACATCTTTTGGAAAACGATAAGTGGAAGAACCACTTTAGAAAAGAATTCAATAGAGTAGATAAGAGATGGGGTAAATTATGGGGTGATGATCTTTATAAAGCTGAAGTGCAATCGATATTAACAAATGATTTTGAGTTCACTAAATTATACAATTTCATTAGGAGGTTTAGGAGGTATGAGCATGCTCGAAGATCACCCAGTTAACAATGTTAAATGGGTTCCGATTGAAAAGGTAAAAGCTAACAATTATAACCCTAATGCTGTTGCAAAGAATGAAATGTATCTCTTATATAAGTCAATAAAGCATGATGGTTACACGCAGCCAGTAGTTACGATGTATGATGAAGAGAACGATCAATATGTTATCGTTGATGGTTTCCATCGGTACTTAGTAATGCTTAAATACGATGATATACGTGAGTCAACTGGTGGTTTGCTTCCTGTAGTGGTTATAAATAAACCTATTAACGACCTTATGGCTTCCACTATCAGACATAATAGAGCTAGAGGTAAACATTCTGTGCAAGGCATGGCTCATATCGTTTTCGAAATGTTAGATAATGGATGGACGGATGCACGTATATGTGAAGAGCTTGGCATGGAGCCTGATGAACTCATTAGACTTAAATACATAACTGGTTGGGCTAAACTGTTTGAGGATGTGGAATATCAAAAAGCTTGGGAGACAAAAAGACAAATACAGATAAGGAAGGAGTGGGAAAAAGAACATGGAAGTGAAGGAAATACCGCTGAGCGAGATAAAACCGTATTGGAGAAATCCAAGAAAGATTAGCGATGAAGCTGTAGATGCAGTTGCTGAGTCAATTAAACGTTATGGCTTTAACGTTCCAATTGTAGTTGATACGAAGAATGTTATCATTTCGGGACACACAAGATATAAAGCATTAATGAAGTTGGGTTATGATACAGCTACATGTGTTGTTGTAGATTTACCACCAGAGAAAGCGAAAGAGTATAGACTTGTTGACAATAAAACAAATGAGTTAACAGAATGGGATTGGGATAAACTATCTATTGAATTAAGAGAGCTGGAGGAACAAGATATTAAAATATTCTTCCCTGACTTAGATGAGTTAATAGGCGATTCCGTTGGTTTAGGCCATGTGGTCATAGAGGATGAGAAAGTATACTCACAAGCCGAAGCTAATGAGGAAATGTTTAAGGATAGAAGTGAGGAAAGAGAAGAGAGTTTAACTGAAGTTGTATGTCCGTATTGTGGAGAAACATTTTATATCAATAAGAAAGATATAAAATAAAGGGGGATAGTATGGATTATGAAGGATTTATCAAGTTTATTAATAGCAGAAAATGGATATTCGCCAAAACTATGCCGAAAAACCCGCATGAGTATACTTTACGCAAGGGAGTGGATGACAAAGAGTTTGTGGAAGCAGTAATCTTTATACGACAAAATGGATATCAAGACCGTTTCTATAGAAAGTTTTATACGTGTTTTAATGCTGAAGGATATAAATATTGGACAATGGGAGACCCTTTAGATCAAACTATACTTATTAATAGAGCAAAGTTAAAGGGGAAAACGGTGTGATAAGGTATGTCTGAATTATGGGATAGACAACCAGGCGAAAGCGCAAAGGCATACGCTGCATTCTGTGCTTATCGTGATTTAGGAGCTGAACGTTCACTTGAAAAGGTTAGACACCTATTAGATAAACCTAGGACGAAAAAGTGGTTAGGAGTATGGAGCGCTAAGTATAATTGGGTAGAACGAGCAAAAGCTTATGATGATTATATTGAGAAAAAGAAACGAGCAGAGAAAGAGAAAGCTATTATGGAGATGGTGGAAAGGCACGCTAAGCTTGCTATGGCTTTTGAACAGCGTGTTGCTCAGCGGTTACAAAGCGTTGACCCAGAGGAACTTACACCTAACGATTTAGCAAGATGGCTGGAAATAGCAACGAGGCTTGAGCGGTTAAGTAGAGGAGAGCCGACTGAGATAGGGAAGCAGGAGGTAACACTTCCTGCAGTGGTGGAGGTAGTGCTTGACGATGGCGACGATTCAGAGGATAAAGCTACATAAAGGACAAACAAGAGCATGGAAAAGCAACGCTAAGATTGTTGCTATGATATCAGGGACTGGAAGCGGTAAAACTTTTATGGGGGCTTTATGGCTATACCGAGAAATACAGAAATATCCGAAAGATGCATTCTTAGTAGTATCTCCGACTTATTTAATGTTTGATCGTGTAGTGTTACCTATGGCTAAGGGGTTATTAGATGAACTTACACATGGTGTATATCGTGCAGTGGAAAAAACATATATATTACCGACTGGCGGAAAGGTGTTTTTCGGTAGCGCAGATAATCCGTTAACGTTAGAAGGCGTTCACGTTAGAGCTGCTTGGATGGATGAAGCTGGACAGATGAAGCGTGAAGCATGGGATGTTGTGCTTAGAAGAACTGGATTTCATGGTGGTAGAGTATTAATAACTACTACTCCGTATAACTTGGGATGGTTAAAAACAGAAGTGTTTGATAGATGGAAGGCTGGGGATAAAGATTACGATGTAATACAATTCCCAAGCATTGAAAACCCGTATTATCCCAGAGAAGAATTCGAGAGAGCCAAAGAAACGATGCCGAGTTGGATGTTTAGAATGTTTTATTTGGGTGAATTTGCCAGGCCAGAAGGATTGGTCTATGATTGTTTTAATCCATCGGTGCATTTGGTTGAGCCCTTTGATATACCGAAAAATTGGACACGGATTGTGGGGGTAGACTTTGGCTATAATAATCCGTTTGCTGTGCTGTGGTTGGCGATAGATGGAGACAATAACATTTACGTATACCGAGAATATTACGAGCGAGAGAAGTTGCCCAAAGAGGCAGGGGAAGATATTGTGCGTTTATCCAAAGGCGAGATGATTGATGCTGTCATATGCGACCCATCACGTCCAGAGGGTATGGAGGATTTGAGGCGGTTAGGATTACCAGTTCAAGCGGCTGATAATTCTGTATTGACAGGTATACAAAGAGTAACAGAGAAGTTGAAGGCAAGGCAGTTGTTTGTATTCCGTGGGTTGCAGAATACGTTAAATGAGTTTGAGGCATATTCGTGGAAGGTTATCAATGGTGCACAATCAGAGCAGCCAGTAAAGGAGTTCGACCATTCTATGGATGCGTTGCGATATGCTATAATGTACATAACAGAACACATTGAAAAGCGTAGTCCTAAAGGGATTGACGTTTTGCGGGGGGTGAAGATCTACGGCGAATCCGTTTAAGTGGATAGTAGGGGAGATATCAAAATTAAGGCGACCCGATTATGGGCAATATGGTTGGGTTGTTAGTGCTTATAACACGCCATATTCATTAAATACCTCACGAGTAAATTATCAGTTAGCACGTGAATTATATCACAATACAAACGAAGCTTACAAGTTAGGAGCGGGCTTTGCGAAGCCAATAATAAACACATTAGCTGGGTTTATGGGTGCACCGCATTTCAGGTGTGCGGATGAGGAAGCACAGGCAGTGTTAGATGATTATCTCGTGGATTGGACAAGTAGAATCTTGCGAGTTCACCAATTGACATTGAGAGATGGCGACTGTTTTCTATATTTGTATGTGAATAACAAGAGAAGTGTTCTTTATCCAGAGCGTGTTGGTGGTTCAGTGGATTTCACAATCATACCGCCAGAGCAAGTTGCAGACATTGAGTTGGATCCCATTACGCATGAGCCAGTAGCATATACGATTTCAGCAAGGGTAATGTGGGATCAGGGAAGAAGGCAATATAACTATACCCAAATCGTAACAGCAGATAGTATTGTAACACAAGCTGAAGGAGACGCACCACCAGATTTGAAGGTAGGAGAGCAACCTAATTTGTGGGGCTTCATACCGATAATACATTTTAAGAATGAGGCGGAAGAGACGCAGTTATTCGGCAATTCCGAGTTGGAAGCAGTAGAGCCATATTTCAAGGCGTACCACGATGTGATGTTACATGCTTTGCAAGGTTCAAAGATGCATTCAACTCCAAGGATGAAGTTACAGTTAAAAGATGTCAGCGGCTTCCTTAAAAACAATTTCCCTGAAGCGTGGGAAAGTATTCAGCAGGGGCGACCAGCGAGAATTGATTTAACAGGTCATGAACTTTTAATCTTTACCAATGAAGAGGATGCGTCGTTTATTGAGGTTAGTTCAGCGATAGGTGATGCGGGGTCATTGTTAGAGTTGTTATTTTACTGTATTGTTGATGTGTCTGAAGTGCCCGAGTTTGCATTTGGTGTGCACACTCCAAGTTCGCATGCGAGCGTGAAAGAGCAATACCCGTTGTTAATTCGAAGAGTAGCACGTAAACGTGAGATGGTAACAGAAAGTTGGCAGCAATTTGCACGTATGGTATTGGCAATGCATTCACAGGTAACAGGGAAGAGGTTCAAGGACTATTCAGTAGCGTTAGCATGGGATGAAGTAATAGAGAGAGACGAAGAGCAATATGCAAGGGTACTTAATTTGCTCACGCAGGCAATTAATACTGCAGTGATGGGTGGCTTCATGAGTATGGATGCGGCTGTCGATTTGTTGAGCGAGTATGTGGATACCATGCAAGGTTATGTTTCAGATAATGAAGAGCTTCCGGGTGAGCGAGAGAGGATAATAAGGAGTTGGATATTACGACAGCGGCTTGAAGAAAACGCTGGGCTGAATGCACAATTAGAGGAGATCAATAAGGCGATAGAAGAAGCACGTAATGAGCTGGCGTGAGGATTTGAAGCGTTTCAATGGGCCGTATTATAGTTGGGCACTTGAAAATAGGCGAAAGTTTCTTACTGCCGAGTTAGCTACAGAAAAGGCATTAGCCAAGGAAGTGGAAGGGATGGTCAAAGATTTGAGCGTTTCTATAGAAGGCATGCCTTCCGATGTAGCGGCACAGATGAAGTATGTTAAAGCTGGGTTGAAGGATTTCGCCAAGGCGTTGAATGGCAAACAGAAAGATATCATTAGCAAAGGTATTGAGAAGGCAGTAGGCATTGGGGTTGAGTATAACGAGAAAGTTAGTGCGGATTTACTCCTAAAGGTGTTCCCTGAAGTAGCTGGAAAAATACAAAATGTGTTTGGTTCAGTGCAAGAAGATGTTATCAAGGCAATGTGGAATCGCAGGCTGGGTGGTTTGTATTTAAGCGATAGGATTTGGAATATAACTGGCGATACCACAGAGGCGATAGGGAGGATATTAACAGCAGGGATAGCAGAAAACATGGACCCTGTGGATATAGCAAGAGCATTGACAAAGTATGTTAAAGAAGGTTCAGGGACATTAGTAAAGGACTACCCTAATATGATGAAACGCATGGGTAGGAGGTTACCGAAAGACTTAAATTATGAGTCGTTGCGTCTGGTTAGGACAGAGTTATCAGCGGCTCATGGTGATGCCACGTTAAAGAGTGCGACATATAACCCTGCATGTAGAGGTGTGAAGTGGGTATTAAGTTCAGAACACCCAGAATACGATATTTGTGATGAGTTAGCATATGCCGACCAAGGGTTGGGGCCAGGTGTTTACCGAGTAGAGGATGCTCCACCAATGCCTGCGCATCCGAATTGTTTGTGCTTTTTTACAGAGGTAGTGGAAGACCCGAGTTCATTTGTGCAAAGGTTAGAGAGGTTCAGGGACAATCCAGATAGTGATCCCGAATTGCAGGAATATTGGCAAAGGACATTTGCTAAGCCATCTCGTAAAGCACCAGCGGAAAAAGTGCGAACTTTGAAAGAAAAGCTCGAAAAGTTTGAGCCATTACCAATGCCTGATGGGGTAAGAAATGCTTTGCTTGACCATACTCCATATGCAAATGGTATTCTTCAGGATATTTATAAAGCGGATTATGATAGTGAAAAAACTTTCTTTGTTAATGCATTGTTGCGATATATTGATGGTACTCCAATCATTCAAAAGATTAGCACGGAGATTGCACTTGGTAATTACAAGGAATGGTTAAACCCTAAAAAATTAAATTTCGTCGAGAAATGGCTTGTAAGGTGGATTAAAACAGCACTTGACCTTATGGAACAAGCTGTACCATATGTTAATGAACTTATAAGGGTTGAGCCACTGTATGTATATGAGAATTTGGATAAAATGAAGGTGGGGGATGTGATTACCCAAGGTATTCGTTCTTGGTCGCAGAAAGATGTAATATATAAGGAGTGGGGCGAGCTTTATTGTGTACACAAAGGTGGATTTGTAGCATTGCATGTGAAGGGTGCGAAAGGAATAAACGTATCAGCGTTCAGCCACTATGCCGAGCAATATGAGGTGCTTTGTGCAGGCGATTATAGGGTGTTAGACATTAAAAAAGAGAAGTTCATAAAGGATGGGCAAGCTTTGGGGGATGTAGTACACATATTTGTGGAGCAAATAAATGTGTACCCACAGTTGCGAACTGGTAAAGGGAGGATAAAATGAAAGATGAAACTATAATGCGTAAAATAGGATACATATCAAGAATGATGCGCTTGCTTGCAGTTGATAAAGAAACAGCAGAGAAGTTGCAGAGTATATTGGAAGATGCTACTTATAAAGATGGTTTTCGTGATTTGAACGAACAGGAAGTTGCATATATAAAAGAATTGGTTAAACAATATAAAGAGAAAACTGGAACTTCAATTGTCGACGATGTGGTTAAGGTATTAGGTGCGGAAGCAAGAGCGTATTTGCGTGACTTTGAGGTGGTATAATGGAACATACGAATGGGGGTGAACGTCCAATAAAAGTTGAGAAGAGGTACGATAAAGCACGAATAGAGATTAACCCGAAGTATGGGAAGCCGATTATCCGAGACATGAAGACAGGGCAATACCTTCCCAAGAATAGAAAGGGGGTGCAATAGTGCCGACAAAATTTACTATTAATAATGACGAGATTTCAGAACGTGATTGGGGGGATGTAGACAAAGGCAGTATTTGGCAAACATTCAAAAAAGCACAAGAAGAAGGAGCTTCAGGGCTTGCAAGTGCGATAAAAGAGATGTATGCAGTAGTCAAAGCTCCTGTTGATGAGAATTTAAGGGAAGCCGATTGCTGGGGGCCACACCATGAGATAAGAAGCGATGGAACATTAGTCGTTAATCGTAGGGGCGTAATAGCGGCAGTTGGAGCATTAGCTGGTGCAAGGGCAGAGCCGAATTTAACTGCGAGCGAGAAGAAGGAAGCGGCAATGCATTTGGCGAAGCATTACCGAACAATGGGATTAGAGCTTCCCGATACGATAAAGGAATATGCAGGCGAAATGGCAGTACCGTTGCAAATGGATGTTATTGGCGAGATGGCGGTTGAGGATATCCCAGTCGCACCGTGGGCTGATGTGAAGAGTTTGCAAGAGAATGACCTTAATCCGATGGAGGTAGTAGTAGCAGTACCCGTTGGTAAGTCTAAAAGAGGCTGGTTTTATACTGAAGAAGCACTAAAAGCTATTGAAAGAACAGTAAATGAGCAAGGGCTTCCGGGATTTATGGGTCATCAAAAACCCGATGATGTGGATCACGAGTTCCCAGAGCCAGTTACACATTGGGTAGGTGCAAAGTTTGAAAATGGCAAGTTGTATGTGCGAGGTGTGATTGATAAGTCAGCTGAAGATTTGAAGCGTTGGATCAAAGGCAATGCTGTAAGGACAGTTTCTATCTTTGGCGTTCCGAAATTAAAGCACAAAACAAATGGCGAAATTGAGGTTGTAGATTATCAGCCGTTGAGTATTGACTGGACACCGTTAGGAAGGGCGGGGATGGAAACACAAGTTGTAGCCATTGGCGAAATGGATAGTGTAAGAGAAGAGACAAAAGAAGAAACACAAGAAGAAACAAAGGCAGGTGATAGCATGGACGAAGTGCAAAAGGTTTATGGCGAGCTGACAGAGTTGCTCGGGGTAGAAGGTGAGGAACTTGTCGCAAGTGTAGAGAAGATGAAAGCCGCATTTGAAGAGCAGAAACGCAAAGAATGTGGCGAGTTGGTGGAACAGCTGATTAAAGAGAAGGTTTCAGGCGAAGTAGCACAAGTATTGGTAAAGAAGTTGCTTAAGTATGAAGGTGAGCCTGACAAAGAGAAAATAGCAGGCGAGATTGATAATATCTTGAACGACCCAGATGTGAAAGAAGCATTAAGTAAGATTTATGCTGTAAACCCTCCAGTAGTGGGTGAAGAGCAGAGTAGTAAACTCGTAGTTAAGCGAGTAAGAATTTAGAAAGGGGGCAGAGAAAATGGCGTTTGATGGACAGCCAGTACCAAGCACAGAGTATCAAATACCTGTTGCGAAAATAAGCGATGGGAAAAGCGTAGTGGTTACAGCAACGGGTAATGTGGTTGCAGGTGAGTTTTACGAAATTAAAGGCTTTCTTGGAGCGGCCATGACTAATGGCAAAGCAGGGGATAAGGTAGTGCTGAACATTGAGCAAGCAGAGTATAGCACTGTGCAGGTTGTAGATGGTGCAACGTTTAGCGTTGGAAGTTTGGTCTATTGGAATGGGACGGCATTTACTAATGATGTTGGAACAAGTAATAGGTTAGTGGGGCGTTGCACATCTTATGACAGTGTGAATAAGGTGCTTACGTTTATCCTTGGGCCGCAAGCATAGAGAAAGGGGGCTGATATAGATGACTATAATTGATCAAGAAAGTCTTAAAGCCGCAAAAAGGCAAGGAACATATACATATACCGTACCTATGGTGATTGATAAAAAAGAGTACCCTGTAGATGTGAGGCTAATTAATGGCGAGATGGAAACATACCAGTTGACTAAACCCATAGGTGAGTTGATGACATCAGCATCGCTTGAAGATAAGCAGGACTTGTTGAGGAAGGTTACGTTAGATGTCCAGCTGGGTAGGGAGCAGGTTCAGACACTGTATGCTCCAGTTTACCAGACTTTGAGCGACCCTAATTTCCCGAGGGTATTGCAGGCAACATGGGCGATGTATGGTAATGTGGTATTCCTTGAGCATTTGGAAGGGCAAGAGGTAAAGTTCGGGAGTTTGTCCGTTGAGCAGGGGCCGATTGCTACCATTCAGGAATACACTGCAGGATTTGAGTACACCAAGGAACTCATAGATTTCAATGAGATGTTTAGGATTGAGCTTATCAATCAGGCGATTGGACAGGCTTACAATGCGTTGTTAAATCATATCCACTTATACCCGATTTTCAGTTACAACAATTACAATACCAAAAATGTTACCACGTGGAAGGGTGAAACAGGCGACCCATTGTGGTTAGGGATTTATAAGACATTGAGGCAGGCAATCATAGATGCCACTTTAGCAAAGCGTCCAGCGACAGTGTTACTTGCAAACCCAGCTGATAGGTTTGATATTGAACTTGCATTGCGTGGAGGTTTTACCATAGAAGGCACGACTTATCCAGCGTTATCAGGCATTGATACGATAATCTATTATGAAGGTTGGCAAGGGACAATGAATGGCAAGCCATATGTGTATGAAGGAGTACCGCAGGGCGAAGCTTATTTGATTAGGCCGAAGCAAGGGTTTAAGGAACTCGTGAAGAAAGACCTTACTATTGAAACTACCAGCGGTGATTTGACGAGGTTAGTTGAAGCTCAGATAATCGCTTATGCTTACCGAGGCGTATTCGCTGCATTAGACGAGAATGTGCAAAAGGTAGAGATCCGTGCGCGCCAATCATGATACCAACTCCAGAGTTAGTTGAGCAGTTACGCAATCTTGCTGGTGAGAAGGAAGAGGGAAGGTTCACCGATGCTGAATTAGAAGACATTATTAAGGCGTCAGATAACATTTATGCGGCGGCTTCCTATGTATGGACATTAAAAGCGGCGAGGATACAAGAAGAGTTAGGGAACATTCAAAGCTATTCTATTGGTGCAGAAAGTTACACTTATAGGTCGTTGACAGACATGTTGGAGTTGTGTTTAAAGATGGCTGACTTATATTCCCAGATGGGTGATATGGGAGCAAGAATTGTGCAGGTTAATCCTCCTGATGTGGTATGAAGGAACAGCGGGTTAGAGACATCGCATGGGCAATTGAGCAAAACCCTGTAGATGTTACCATTTACCGTACACAGCGAGTATTGAGTGAAGGACATTACACCGAGACTACCATGGAAGTAGGAACATATAGAGTGCGTATATTCTTGAATGATAGGCATACTCCAGCAAAATTGATTGATGAAGGAGGGAGGGCATTGCGAAGTGTAACATGGTCAATGCTTTGTGATGCTTCCGCAGATGTAAAGGCTGGTGCAAATGTTGTGGATGTGGTAGATGTACCTATGCTGGGGAAGTTAAAAGTAGTTAACGTTATCCCGTTAAGCGTACAGGGTGAAGTGGTAGGATACCAAGTGCAGTTACAGGGGATGGATGAATGATAAAAGTTGCCCAAGGTTTCAGTGGTAAAAGTAAATATAAGTTTCAGCAGATTTATGCGTTAATGGACACGGTATACCGACCAATGACAGAAGGGTACATGAAAGCAAACAAGCCGTGGACTACACGAACAGGTTTGGCTGTGGCAGGGTTACATTCCAGAATAGAGAAGAGCGAAACCGAAATAAAACTCATACTTGGGCATGGCGTAAGTTATGGCGTTTACCTTGAGCGTGGGCATAAGGTAAAAACTAAAGGCGGTAAGGTAAAAGAGGTTAAGCCGTATGCGATACTTAAGCCGACGTTAGACAAGTTCTATCCAGATATATGCGAGCGTATAAGGGAGCTGTGGAGCATGTGAGAGACGAAATAAGGAAGTTACTTGTAGAAAAAGTTGCATTAGTTGGTGAAAGGGTATACGAGCCATATGTTCCTTCATTGCAAATAGAAAAGCCTTATCTTGTAGTTAAGGAAGGTTCACGGGAAGTACCAAACGATTGGGCTGGGTATACGACTACCGTTGAAGTGTGGATATTTGAAAACTTTGAGACATTTGCGGATGTAGATCAGTTGGCGGCGGATGTGATTAGTGCGCTGGACAAACAAATAATCACGGTTAATGATAAGAAGTACTTATTACGTTACCTTGCTACTATAGGTGAGGATTTCTGGGATGAGGAGTTACAAGCATTAGAACGTGGCTTGCAGTTTCAGGTCTTTTCATTGGGTTGGTTGAATGGTGAGACATACGACCCAGATCCAGTAGCAGCATTACGTGGTTGGAGTGAAAGCCGCTGGGTGAAGGTTGAGGCGAAGGATGGAAACATAATTAAAACACCGATATTGCAAACTGACCCAGATACATGGGACCCGTCAGACCAGCGTCCGGGCTTGTATTGGCGAATTGTGGAAGTATCAGCACCATACAATGTAAGTGCGTCAATGTATTGGATGGATTTCACCATTTATGGGCACGTTGTTGCACCAGATCCGAGTGTCCGTAGAGAATGGATAAGGAAAGTCGTTGAAGCGTTAACAAATGCGATGCGAATAAGTGTTAATAATATTACGGAGTTGTGCGTGGAAGAGATATCAGCTACAATGGATGCAGATCCGTTAACAGTGGGACAAATCAGGTTACGTGGAACAATGGGACTCATGCGTAGTAAAGTAAGTGCGGAAGTGTTGAGTAATGCTTCCGTTAGCGGTGGGGTGTCATTTACAGTGAAAGTACCCATATTAAACCCTGAAGGGGAAGGAGGTTCGGCGGATTGAGTGCAAAAAAAGAAGTAATAGAAGAAGAGCAGGACACCAAAATAAAACCCGAGGAAAAAGAGGCTGAAGATGTTTATACGCTTAATGATTTGGTAGCGAATGCTGGCATATTTGGAGTGAAGCCTGAAGCGATTATTGGTGCTTTGACAATGGCTGGGGTGAAAGAAGCAACCCGCTCCCAGATGGAGCGGTATTTACAAAATTTTCTCAGAAAAGAGGTGTAGAGAATGGCAGGAATTGTATTTCGTAGTGGCGAGCAAAAAGTAAGGCCTGGAGTATATATTCGTGTACAAAACGTAGGGCAACCTGTCGTACCAGCTTTACCTAATGGAATTGTAGCGGCAGTCTTCAGAAGTAATTGGGGGCCGATACAGACACCTACGGTGATTGAGACGGCAGAGGTAATAAGTGAGAAGTTCGGAGTAAGTGCCAGTTTAGATATGCTCCAAGAGGCGTTTAGAGGTGGCTGCAAAAAAATTGTAGGTGTGCGTGTTGGTGAAGCAGGAGCTCCAGCTCAGGTTACGTTAACAGATAGTAATACTACTCCAGCGCAAGTGGTAAAAATTACCACGAAATATCCAGGCACAAGGGGTAATAATTTCACGGTAACAATTAGGGATTCATTGACAAATACGAGTTTAAGAGAGTTCTTGCTTTATGAAGGAGCAACGTTGTTGCTTACCGTACCATTTGCAAAAGGAACAGCAGAGCCAGATGCTTTGGTTTCAGCATTGAATAGTTCGCAAGCGAATAAATACGTTACTGCAGAGAAGATTGAGGCTGGTAATGGAACATTGAAGGCAGTAGCCAATGCGGGTATGACAGGTGGGCTTGACCCTACCACTACCACAAATGATTATTTGACGGCCCTTACATCACTTGAGGCGATAGATTGGAATGTGCTCGTAGTTGATAGTGAAGATTCCATTTTATTTACTTCCATTCAGGCATACATAGACCGTGTAAGGAATGCTGGTAAGCGTGTCATGGCAGTGTTAGGACAAAAGACAAATGTAGAGTTAAGCTCCAGACTAACATTAGCACGTAGTTTTAACGATCCAGCAATTGTGTTTGTGGTGAATGGGTTCAGTTACGCTGATGAAACAGCGATAGAAGGTTATAAAGCCACAGGGCGAGTAGCTGGGATGATTGCAAGTGCTGATGTAACAGAGAGCCTTACCCATGCCGTAATACAGGGAGCTACAGGTTTGGTAGGTGCTTTGAGTAATACCGATATAGAAAGTGCGCTGAATAGTGGAGCATTGGTGTTTACGTTGAGCTCGCAGAAGCAGGTTCAGATTGAGCAAGGCATTAATACGTTTATAAATCCGACGGCTGACCTTGACATGGGTTGGAGGAAGATAAGAAGAGTAAGGACAAGGGACACGCTGATTGACAGAATTGGNGCGACTTGGGACACATTGATTGGGAAGATAAATAATGACGCTAATGGTAGGGCTACATTGATGGCAGCAGCGCAAGGGGTAATAAATGAGATGATTAATGAAGGGGCACTAATTGCTGGTCAGATTTATGAAGACCCGACTAATCCACCACAAGGCGATAGTGCATGGTTTATTATTCAGGTTGACGATACCGATAGTGCAGAAAAGCTGTACTTGACATTCCAGTTTAGATTTGCTCCAGTATAAAAGGAGGTGAAAGAATATGGCAGATGGCAGATATATATTCCGAGATTGTGTACCTGATGGTGCGATTGACATAGTGAATGTTCGGACAGGGGATATTGTGCAAAGAGCATGGAGTTTCAGGGTAAATGCTCCAGTAGAATTGCAATCGGCCCTTGATGGAGGAACATTCCAGCCTAATCACATTATTCGTGGTTACGATGGTGAGTTGTACGACGGCGATGGTAATTTGCTGGCTGAAGTAAATACATTCCAAGCGCAGATAAACCTGACAAATACCGATTACCAAGCCGCTGGTAATAAACAAGTATGGGCAATACCTCAATCTTATACCGTTACCTTGACGTTTACAGAGACAGTAATAAAGGACGCCAAGATACTTAAAAAAGTGTTGGACAGTTTAGCAAAAGGAGCTCCAGATGCGAGTTTAAACTTTATGGGGGTATTACACGCACACACATAGGAGGGGTGAGAAGTGAGTAAGGTTGATAAAGAGGAGTTATTAAGTAAAGAAGATGTCATACTAAGGGATGTAGCTGGCATTCTAAAAGCGATGGATACAATCGTAGAATATGAGACATACCACGTAGTTAGGGATGGGAAGGAGTTATTTTCGTTCCGAGTGCGTGGGTTGACCGATGAAGAAGCCGAGGAGTGCAGGCAAGAAGCTACAAAAACAGTGCGAGATAAAAGACTTGGCAATTTGGCAGTACCGCAGGAGTTTAATGCCGCAAAGTTTAATTCATTGATGATTGTCCAAGCCACGCATCCAGAAGACAGGGCAATGCTTTGGGATAATAAAGAATTATGGGAGAAAGCTAACGTTCTTGCTGGTTGGCAGTTGGTGGATAAAGTGCTTAAGCGTGGCGAGAAGGATGAAGTTATCGAACTCATAGAGCGTTTGAGTGGGTATAATAGCGAGGAAAACGAGAGCCGAGTTGAAACGTTAAAAAACTAATCAGGGCAGGTGGTGAGGCGACCATACTCCACCACCTGCTCCAAAGATGTGGAATAACGCCTGATGAATTTTATGCGAAGCCAAAGAAGGTGCAGGATTTTCTAAGGGCATCGGTAATTGTTGAGTTGGAGGGGGAAGCAGAAGTCTTTAGACAGATTAAAGGGGGGTAGCGAATGGCAGAAGAAAGTTATAAGATTGAACTTATCATTGATGCAAAGGACAATTCAGCTCAGACGCTTTCGCAGGCAGAAGAGAGGATTAACCGATTTCAGCAGAAAGCCCAGCTTGTAAACAAGCAGCTATCCCGTTCTTTGAATACACAATATAAAACTACACTTATAGCGGTAGATAGAACTACGTCTGTAGTGAATCGTGTGGAGCGGTCGTTAAGTAGAGTACCGACAAAGTATTCCATTTTGATAGAAGCAAAAGATATGGTTAGTAGTGTCGTGCCGAAAATAGGTAGTGCATTACAGACCGCATTAAATAAAAGTGTTGGGATGGTTAAAGGTGCGTTTTCAACTATGGGCAGGATTGTATCAAGCCCATTTACATGGTTGGGTGTAGCGGCGGGCGGGGCTGGAATGATAACCGCAATTACTGCTCCATTGAAGCTTGCAGGGAATATGGAGCAGGCGAGGTTGTCCTTTAAGTTTTTCCTTGGTTCAGAAGAAAAGGCCAGAAAGTTTGTTGCTGAGATGCAGCAAATGGCAGCTATTACGCCATTTGAATATAAGGATATCCAAGAGTTGTCCACGATGTTAATACCGTTATACTCAAGAATGTATGGAGTAAATAATGCTACTTCTAAGACTTTAGAAACATTAAGGTTGTTTGCCGATGCAGGCTCTATGACAGGTGCGGGGATGGAAGGAATACAGAGAGCAATGCTCGGATTTACACAGATAGCCCAAAGTGGTAGGTTGAATTTGCAGGATTTACGTCAAGTAACGTTAGGTTTGAGGATACCTATGGAAGATGTACTTAAGGATTTGGGTGTAAAAAGTTTGGATGATATTTCGAAGAAGGCTATTCCAGCAAGGAAGGCAATGGAAGCGATACTCAAGACGTTGGAGAAGTATAAAGGAGGAAGTGAGGTACAAGCAAGAACACTACAAGGAATGATGTCAACTATAAAAGATGTATTGACTATGACTATTACGCAGTTCGGAGAAGGTATGCTTGCTCCAGTTGAAGGAATATTAAAAGAGATTACGGACGCATTGACTGGGACGGGTAGTGGAGTGACGGCTTTACAGCAGAGGCTGTTCGATTTCGGGCGGCAGGTTGGTAATGCATTTGTAAGGATGTATGAAGGAGTNAANAAGTTTNTAAAGGAGCTTACGTCATTGCCTGGTTGGGAGGATATGTCGTTATTAGAAAAATTGACAGCGACATTGGAGAAGGTGCTGGATGGTATGCTGGCATGGATAAAGGGCGATGGCAAAAAGCAGATAGATGAGTTTGGTACTACACTTGGTGATTTCTTTAGTGGGGTATTTAATGACATGCTACCAAAGGTATTACCAAAAGCAGTAGATTTTGCTACTAAATTGGTGGAAGAAGTAGGCAAGGCCGTGTGGAATGCGATAAAAACAAACAAGGTTCTTATGACTTTGTTAGGGGCGAGTATAGGCTACCAATTTTTCGGTTGGAAGGGTGCTTTTGTTGGTGCAGGGTTAGGGTTTGGAGGTTCGCTTGTGGCGGAAATTGCTGAGAATCCTACACCACATAGACAGCAAGTTCTTGATTTAATGGCACAAGGTTATACAAGGTATGAAGCTGAACAGTTAATTAAAAAAGGTAATGTGCTCCCATATGGTAATAGTAAGAGCCAAAAAGTGTCGGAACAGGCTATTTTAGACATAATCAGCCAGTTTGAGAAAGAGGCTGGGCTTGTGGAAACTCCTACTATGACTGCTACGCAAGATGTTAATAATGTTTTGCTTCCGTTGAGTATTAATGAAGGTGTGAAAAAGGCGATAGATACAATTACTGGTACTGTTACGAAGCATGCTTTAGGTGGTATTTTTACAAAGCCGCATATTGGAGTGGTAGCTGAGAGAAGTGCAGAGGCTGTGATCCCGTTAACAAGGACGCAGAGAGCATATGAATTGTGGCAGAAGGCTGGAGTGCAAATAGGTGCTTTGAATACAGCATATCCTACAGAGACAAAGCCCGTCGTGAGGGTGGAGTCTGGAGCGAAAACGAGTAAAGTTGTAAATGTTAATTTGGATACCAGGGGGTTGGTGGAAGAGGTAGTTATAAATAATCAGGCTGATGTGGACAAGGCAGTCGATAAAATAGTGGATACGTTAGCTCCTGCTTTGAGGAAGGCGTTTTCTAATATGGTGGTGGGATAAATGGAGTTTTACATAATGGGGAAGAATACCAAGCTTCATTTACCGATGAACCCAGAGCAATTGCAAGTAATGACAAGTTCAAAGTTGTTCAGCGTTAGCATAATTGAGTTGGGCGATTTCTTAATGCCGAGAGGTATTGCACCAGCGACGATTAGGTGGGAGGGTATATTCCCGGGTGCGAGTAGGAGGAACAGCATATATGTTGTGGATTGGCAGGATCCCAAGGTGATAGTGGGTTTGATTTCAGGCTGGAGACGAGAGAACGTAAAAGTTCATTTGCTGATAACAGAAACACCGATAAACATGGATTGTTACATTCAAGAGTTCGACCATACATGGAAAGGTGGACATGGCGATTGCTATTACTCCATAAGTTTGGTTGAGGCACGTAATTTGGTTGTGATGACAGAAAAAGAGAAGAGTACGAGTGCGCAGGCTAAAACGAGTGCACAGAGACCAGCTCCGAGTATCCCGAAAACGTATACCGTAAAACAAGGCGATACCCTATGGGGTATAGCAAAGAAAATGCTCGGTGATGGTGCAAAGTGGAAGACATTGTACGAGTTGAATAAGGCTGTCATTGGCCCAGATCCGAACAAAATTAAACCCGGGCAGGTGCTCAAGCTTGGTTGATATTACCAAGATAAAGTATGAAGTGCGCATTATTGATCCAAGCGGTAAGCAAATGGATGTTACGCCATTTGTTAGTCAATTGTCCTTTGGTGATGCCGATGGTGAGTTAGCAGCGCATTTAAGTATGACATTGACAAATCAGCAAGTAGGTGGGAAGTGGATACACCAGCTTGTAGCACTTGGGACACCGATATACCTATTAGCGAATGGGGTAGAAGTGTTCAGGGGCACGGTGTTTGATTGGATGACGTCCACAGATCCGTTGGGTAGTGTAGATATTGAAGCGTATGACCAGCTGATTTACTTGTTTAAGAGTGAAGATGACAGGTACTATAGGTCGGGACAAAGGGCAATAGATGTGTTGACAGATATTTTCAGGGCATGGAATATTCCCATTGGCAAGATAGAGGGGCCGAACGTGGTATTAGCCAAGCAAGTATTCCGACAGATGACAGTTGCGGAGATGATAAACAGCATACTCAAACAAGGTAAAGATAAGGGAGCAGGCGAGTTTATCGTACGTAGTGAAAAAGGGAAGGTTTATATCAGAAAAGCCATGTCCAATCAAGATGTTTACGTGTTTGCGTATAATGAAAATGTGCAGTCGGTAATGGATAGGTGGAGCATTAATAATCTTGTTACACGGGTGCGCATAATAGGTGCGGAAGATGAGGAAGGAAGGGCACCGTTGATTGCAGTTCTTGATGGAGACACAAAATATGGTATATTGCAAAGGATTGTCCAGAATAGTTCAGATGACACCATAGCCGATGCAAAGCAGAATGCAAAAGAGATATTGAAGGAGTTCGGACAGCCAGAGAAAGACAGGACAATCAGGTGCGTAGATGTTCCCTTTATCAGGAAGGGTGATAAGGTGAAAGTTGTTGCTGGTACGTTAAATGGGTATTACCAAGTCGTATCCGTAGAGCATAATGTTACAAATTTGACTATGAGCGTGGGGCTAAAATGAACAAGAAAAGCATTGACGATTTGGCTAAAGTGTTAAATGAAAGAATTAGTTTAATAGCTAACAAACCCGATAGCATTGAATTAGGAACGATACAGCCAGATATGAGTTTGAAGCTTGATACGTTTGCAATGCCGATAAAGAGAGGCGATTATTTGATAGCTGATTTTACTGCACAGGTTGAGTTTCCCGTTTGGTCGTTGGTAGGTGTTGGCGAGTATCCCGTAGACAAAGAAGGGAAGCCGATAGAAGGAGTAGACATATACCATACCGCACAAACAAGGTGGGATTGGGAACAGAGCACTGTTGAGAAGGTGAATATAAAAATTAAACCCGAGCTTAAAAGTGGCGATAGGGTGTTGGTGGCTTGGGTTAACCAGCATAGAGACCCTGTCGTAATTGCAAAGGTGGTGAGTTCATGAGCGATTTATATCCGCGTTTCGATATGCCCGATATAGTGGGTGCTACAGAAAATACAGTGGTAGCTTTCCCTAAAAGTTGGTTGTGGGATTGGGACATATGCGATTTTGTTCAAACAGGTAGCGGTGATGTGGTAGAGGTAGACGGTTTGACAGCTTGGGTGCAGTGGTGTGTAAAAGCGATATTGACACAGAGGCTGGCATTTGTTGTGTACGATTGGAATTATGGCGCTGACATTGAAAGTTGTCTTAAACAGCCCACAAGAGCAGTAACAGAAGCGGAATTGGAACGAGAGATTACCGAAGCTTTGCTTACAGATCCGAGAACAGCTGAAGTGAAGAATTTCAGGTTTGAGTGGAATGGCGATGAACTGACGGTATGGTTTACCGTAGTCAATGCGTTAGGGCAACCAGCTGAAATACAAGTAGGTGTTGGATACCGAGAAGTGCAGAGGCAGTTTTCATTGTCAAGGGTGGAACAGTACGTTAGCGACTGGTTGCGTGGCGAGTTGGTAAATGTAGAGCCGACCGAAGATGGCAAGCTTGTAATTAAGACAGTAGCTCAGCCAACATTTACTCGTGATTCTATAGCTTATAAGAGTGATGGTTCACAAGTTGCGGTGAATGTGCCGAGGTTCGAACAGGGTAAGTTTGGTCAGGCGGTGCTGGTGGAGGAAGGGACGACGAATTTAAACAGCGACCCTTTCTTTAAAACAGGCGTTTCTGGTTGGGGTGTAGGAACCTGGACAACGTTAGAATGGTTATCATCAGAATATAATCCATTTTCCAAACAAAACGGAGTAATGCGATTATATGATAATGATGGCGATAAAGGGCATTGTTTAAAAGGTGTATCCATTTCTAACACTCCTCATACCGTTAGCGTGTTGTTAAAAATCCTAAAAGGCAACATTAACAATATAAATGTTGGCGGGACTATATATTATACAGATAGCACGTACACAGATTACACTTGGAACGACTCTAACACGACAAGATATGATATGTCCGCTATATTCGGTCAAGGAGTGTATAAATTAGTAGCTACAATTACTCCAAACAGCAGTAAAACGATAAGTAAATACGAAATACGAATTTCGCATAGTAACACTGTTGAAACAGAATTACTTGTTTATGCCATCCAACTCGAACAAAAACCCTACGCCACCAGCTTCATTAACGGCACCCGCTATCCCGAAACCCTGACCATCCCCACGGCGAGTGTGCTGAACCCGCAGGAGGGGACGGTAGAATTTTGGTGGATGCCTATAAATCAGCCAGCAAGCACAATAGTTTCACAACAAACATCTCCTCCTATTTTTGAAATTGGTACTTATTGGCAACCAAATTCTCTGATTTTGTGGGTATATGCAGGTGTTGGTTTAAGATTACTCGTAAGAGGCAATGAGGCAACTACTTGGACGGGTAATTGGACAATTATTTCTGGATTTAATTGGTATCAATTAAATTGTTGGTACCACATTGCTTTACGCTGGCAAAATGGTAATACTTTTTATGTATTTGTTAATGGCGTTAAATATGGTCCATATGTGTCTTCTTTGCCTTTGACGAGTATTGCAGGCAATATTATGTCTCTTGGAAAACTTAATGCTTCTAGTGGTGGTTCTAATGCACTATTCGACGACCTCCGCATTTCCAGCCGTGCAAGGACGGACGAGGAAATAGCGGCGGCGTATCAAAGCAATCAGCCATTGCCTGTGGATGCGTGGACAACACTTAAGTTAGATTTTAACGGTGATTTGAGTACACAGAGCGGTGTTATTCCTTAATTTCTACACAACACAAAACATCGTATTGGAGAATGATATATGAAACGGACTTTTGCATTAACTGAGCTAATTATAGTACTACTTATTTTGGGAATACTAGTAGGATACGCAGTCGACAAGACTTGCTAATCGTACTATATTTGAAAATAATCTTAAGGAAATTATTAAAGCTCTTGAAGATTATAAAATGCACCAACAATTTGAAGACTTTAGCTATCCAGCGTCTTTGGACATGTTGAAAGGCAGTGAAATTTTTACTAAAGAACCTATCAATCCATACACAGGCAAGAGCATGCTCAGCAACAACTCTACAGAGAGTGGTATACAGTATGTAAGTGACGGAACATCATACAAGTTATGTATAGTGCAGCAAGATATTGATGACGCCAATAATAACGGTGTTACGAGCGAACCCATAAGCAACGTATTGCTACGTGGTAACAATTATAAAACAGGTGGTTTAGTGGACTTTTCTCGTGCTAGTGCTGCGGCGTTATTAGATGATACAACATTTGTGTCTGCAAATACGCCTCGATTTGTCAACAATGATGGAATTTTAGTGGAAGATGATTCTGTTAATAAAATAGTCAGAGAAGGGACATGGAACAATGATTGGAGCAAATGGAGTCATTGGGGTAACAGAACATATTGGAAGAATGAAACACAATACTACGACCCGACAATATCAGCCACTGTATTTCAAGGAACTGCCTCTACTTATACATATTTCTTTGATTACTATCCTTATACGTTGACTGCATCAAAAACTAAATATTCCTTTAGCATCTACTTAAAAACATCTGCTACAATCACTAAGTCGCTGAACGCGTACTTAGTAACAAATTACGGGGGAACACAAATTACAATAGGTATCTCTTCTAAAGATGTAACATTAACTCCGTCATGGCAAAAAAACACTTGGCAACTTATACCTAGCGGTGCAGATACAGCTTCCAAGTTACGTAATGTCGGCATAGGAATTGGTTCAATTAACAGTGTCGATGGTATTGTGTTCTATGCAGCAAAACCACAATTCGAAGAACAAGACTATGCATCAACATGGATGGGACCTGAAGGGCAGAGAAGTCGGGACAATGTTCAAACTTCTCTTAGCGGTAAAATTGATATGAGCAAACCATGGACTATAGAAACTTGAGCACTGCCCAATTCAGAAAAATTATTTACAAATCCAAGTGGCATTGATAATAATGCTCGTGCTGTGCTCTGGCAAATAGGTAATTACCATATACCTAATCAATTAAGTATTACCCTATGGAAACAATATCCAAAACTAATACAAATTATATTCTTCGATAATCTGGAGTCACATTATTTTAGTCAAACATTATATTTACCATCAGATTATGATCCTAATACCCCAATTTACACAGCTGTTTCTTACGATGGTAATGGTAACTATAGAATGTACTTAGGCTCAACAACATTCGCTACTACTGCAACATTTAATTTTGTGAACAACTATCAACCTGCTGACAGATTTTGGATAGGTAGTTATGATTGGGCTAAAGGTGCATGGGCTGGACCAATCCTTGATATGCACATTTCTAATATAGTGCGCTCCGAACAAGAATTACGCACAAACTGGACAAAAGGTTGGCCTATACCTATTGATTTAAACACACCTTATAAATTAACATTTGATGGCACGTTGGGAACACAAATAGGGTCTGAAATGAATTGTATATTTGGTTATTAAATCAGATATGTTCGTCATATTTATATTATACCTTATCTCCTATCTTAACATGCAGTAGTCTTATTGAACGATGGAGTATGCTATAATACAATAGAGGTGATATAGATGGTTAAAAATAAGGGGCAACAGATGAAACGTGGATTTACCCTACTTGAATTACTGTTTGTATTACTTATACTGGGTATACTAGTTGGTGTAGCAATGCCTAGGTATATACAATCAACAAAAGTTGCTAAACAAATTGCGTTTGAAAGTAACCTCAAAGATATTATAAAAGCCCTAGAAGAATACAAGATACAACAGCAATTCCAAAACTTTGCTTATCCTAGTTCTTTGGATGTATTAAAGGAAAAATTCATTAAAGAGCCTATTAATCCATATACAAACAAAAGTATGCTAGGTGGTAATCCTACTGATAGTGGTATACTATACCAACCCATTGGAACATCATACAAGTTATGTATAGTACAACGTGATGTTGATGATGTCAACAACAACGGTGTTGTAGAAGAAGTACTGCCGCTATCTACTAAAACTACTTGTATAGGCAATACACAAACTAGTGTCGGAGTTACATTTGCACGTAATTCCGTTGCATACACAAGTGACGGCACGCAGGTTGCGGTGAATGTGCCGAGGTTCGAACAGGGTAAGTTTGGTCAGGCGGTGCTGGTGGAGGAGGGGACGACGAATTTAATTAGCAATGGTAATTGTGAAAGCAATGCGCCTAATTTGAATAGCACAATTTTAACAGGCAGGACAACATATTTACTCTCTTCTGATTGGGCGCATGATGGAGGTAGTAGTCTAAAAGTTATAACTGGCAGTGCGGCATCAGAAGATAAATTTGTTCAATTGGGAGCATATGAAAGTTTAAATGGTTTGACAGATGGACAGACTTACACTTTTTCTGCTTATGTTTATGTTCCACAGGGCACAGACCCTTCAAGAGTAGCTTTGCGATTTTATGATTATGCCAATGGGACGTATGCAGATAGTTTTGTCACGGCAGCAAGTTTCGGAATCTCAGCTGGCGGCTCTGGGAGAATGCAGGTAACAAGAACTATAAGAAGTGGAGCTACTGCTGCTTTTGTGCGACTTGAAGTTCGACATGCAGAAGAAGGGAAAGTGGCTTATTTTGATGCCATCCAACTTGAGCAAAAACCCTACGCCACCAGCTTCATTGACGGCACAAGGGCAGCCGAAACCCTCACCATCCCCACGGCGGGGGTGCTGAACCCGCAGGAGGGGACGGTAGAATTTTGGTGGATGCCTATAAATCAGCCAGCAAGCACAATAGTTTCACAACAAACATCTCCTCCTATTTTTGAAATTGGTACTTATTGGCAACCAAATTCTCTGATTTTGTGGGTATATGCAGGTGCTGGTTTTAAGATTACTCGTAAGAGGCAATGAGGCAACTATTTGGACGGGTGATTGGACAATTATTTCTGGATTTAATTGGTATCAATTAAATTGTTGGTACCACATTGCTTTACGCTGGCNAAATGGTAATACTTTTTATGTATTTGTTAATGGNGTTAAATATGGTCCATATGTGTCTTCTTTGCCTTTGACGNGTATTGCAGGCAATATTATGTCNCTTGGAAAACTTAATGCTTCTAGTGGTGGTTCTAATGCACTATTCGACGACCTCCGCATCTCCAGCCGT